GCACAAACATCACTTTCACGAGTGCGCCACACTCGGGCGCGAGGATATTCGCGATCACGGGTGCTGACAACAGCGCGTTGGTGACGGGAGGTGTTGCCAGATCTGAGACCACGTCAGTGTCAGTGTCAGGATCCAGCGCCACGAACATCATGACGTTCAACGCCGCCACATACAGGTCGGCGGAACTGTTCATCACGGTACAGGACTCGGGCAACACGCAGTACTCGGCCATGAAGGCAACCGTGATACACGACGGCACGACCGCGTACGGTTCGACCTACGCAGTGACCAACACGGCGGCGGGTGACATAGTTGACATCTCGTTCAACCACGACGGTTCCAACACGGTGGAGATCAAGGCCACTCCGTTGAACTCAGGCACACAGAGCATCAAGGTGCAGTACTCACTGCTGGCATAGGGTCAGCGGCACCACAGCCATAATTCAAACGCCCTGCTGGTAAATACTACTGTCAGGGCGTTTTTTTACGACCAGACACTAAATCAACGTTTCAAACTATGAGGAACTATGACACAGAGAAATTTTTTCGTAAATCACGGACTGGAATGCGGTGACATCGTAATATCCGCCTCCAACAACACAATCACGGGCCTGTCAACAGCGGCACCCACCGCGGACGGAGACGTGGCCAACAAGAAATACGTGGACGATCAAGCATCGGCATCACTGGTATTCACCAACAAGACGTTCGACGCCAACGCAACGGGCAACTCACTTTCAAACGTGGAAGTGGCTGATTTCGCCGCGGGAGTGTTGGACACTGACCTGAGCACGGTCTCCGCTTCGGACGACACCGTACCATCTGCGAAAGCCACCAAGGCCTACGTGGACGGACAGATATCGGCGGGCGTGGACACACACACCACGATCACGGAGGGCAACTCCAGTGTGGTTGTGGCGGACTCAGGCACGGGCACGATAACAGTTTCAGCGGACGGTGGCACGGTGGCGTCATTCGCATCAGCGGCCACCACCATAACCGCTTCGGGTGCCATAAACCTCACGGCGGGCACTGACGTACAGATACCCAACAACGTGGGAGTGCTGTTCGGCACAGGCGGTGAGAAGATAGAATCAGACGGCACGGACCTCACACTGACTTCAACGGGAGAGCTCACACTGACCGCGACGGGCAACACCATCGTCAGCAACAACCTTACCATCAACGGCAACCTAACGGTGAACGGAACGGAGACCATCGTCAACACGCAATCGCTTGACGTGGAGGACTCCATCATAGGACTCAACAGGAACAACTCATTCGCGGCCACCATGCCGAGGTTCTCGGGTGTGCACCTGCACAGGGGCACGGGATCATCGGCCACGGAACTGGACCTTTACATGCTGTGGGACGAGCAGACCAACGCCACGGGGAGCACCACCAACCTGGGCGGCGTGTTCACGTTCCTGGGAGCAGTACACAATGAGGGATCAGAGATACCCAACTCGGACTTCACACTGGCTGACATCAAGGCCAGTGTTGTTGAAGCCGACCTAACAGGAAACGTCACCGGTGACGTGACAGGTAACGCCGACACGGCCACTGAGGCCACTAACGTCACGGTCACAGCCAACAACTCCACCGACGAGACCGTGTATCTCACATTCGTTGATGGTGCCACTGGCACACAGGGGCTGGAGACGGACACGGGCCTGAGCTACAACCCATCAACCAATGTTCTATCAACCACGGCCTCGCAGGCGCAGTACGCTGACTTGGCTGAGAAATACACCACCGATCAGGAATATGCGGTAGGTACGGTGATGATGGTCAACACAGCAGATGCATCTGAAGTGACATCAATCACCACAGGCAACATCGCGGTAGGCGTGATATCAGCGGCCCCGGCGTACCTGATGAACGCTGACAGTGAGGGACAGGCGGTCGCACTCAAGGGACGTGTTCCGGTGTGTGTGAATGGAGCGGTCACCAAGGGACAACCAGTGTACGTGGACGACGGAGGTTGTGCCACTGCGTCAGACTCAGGATCACACATGGTGGGCATAGCCTTGGAATCAAACGGTGATTCCGGCACCAAACTGGTGGAATGCATCCTCAAAGTGTAGTTGTCTAAATTACCAAAATTCACATAAATACCCGTACATTAACAATAATCATGCGGGAGAAATGGAACCATGACAACAAGAAACTTCAGAGTAAAGAATGGTCTTTCAGTTGGTGATATCACAATATCAGCAAGTGAGGGAACGATAACAGGTCTGTCAACTGCGGCACCAAGTGCTGACGGGGACACGGCCAACAAGAAATACGTTGACGATTCAATCAATGCGATCTCAACAACAAGTATCACGACAGACAGCGACGCCACGAACGTTGCGGTATCAGGCACGGGCGCATCGGGTTTGATCACCGTTACGGCGAACAGCAACACAGAGATGACTGTGAACGATTCTGGTATGCAATTGGGTGGATCAGGTGCAAGGGTAAACAGCATCCTGGACGAGGACGCGATGGGATCGGACAGTGCCACAGCGCTGGCCACACAGCAGTCCATCAAGGCCTACGTTGACGCCGAAGACGCCAACATAGCCAGTGATACACTGACATTCACCAACAAGACATTCGACGCAAACGGAACGGGCAACTCGATCTCCAACATAGAGGTGGCTGACTTCGCTTCGGGTGTTGTTGATACCGATATTAGTGCAGTATCTGCCTCCGATGACACTTTGGCATCTGCCAAGGCGATCAAGACCTATGTTGACAACGGACTGTCATCACTGTCATCGACCACTATCACGGAGGGCAACTCCAGTGTGGTTGTTGCTGACTCGGGCACAGGTTCTATCACACTGACAGCGGACGGCAACACGGAACTGGTCGTAAACGACACCAGTGCCACATTCAGTGGCAATGTGATCGTGTCAGGTGACTTGACCGTTAACGGTACCACAACCACAGTGGCCACAACCAACACCACGGTGTCAGACTCACTGGTTGAGTACGCCAACGGAACCACGGGTACACCGGCCAATGACGCAGGTATCGTGATCGAGAGGGGTGATAGCGCCAACGCTTTCATCGGTTTCGACGAGTCGGAAGACAAGTTCAAGGTAGGTACTGGTACATTCACAGGTGCATCGACAGGTAACTTGACAATCACAACAGGTACTTTGATAGCGAACATAGAAGGTAACGTGACAGGTAACGTGACTGGTAACACATCAGGAAGTTCAGGATCTTGTACAGGTAACTCTGCTACAGCCACTGAGGCAACGAACGTGACTGTGACTGCCAACAACTCTGCCAACGAGACTGTTTACTTGACATTCGTTGACGGAGCAACTGGCACACAAGGCATCGAGACGGACACCGGACTATCATACAACCCATCAACCAACGTGCTATCCACCACGGCATCACAGGCACAGTACGCGGACGTGGCGGAGCGTTTCGAAGCAGACGCTCCTATGGAAATCGGTTCGGTTGTTGAAGTGGGCGGTACAGCGGAGATCACGGAAGCGACTTCAGAGATGTCCGAGGACGTTTTTGGTGTCATCTCTGACAAACCAGCATACATGATGAACGCAGGTGCGGGCGACAACACCACACACCCGTTCGTTGCCATGACAGGTAGAACACCAGTTAGAGTGATCGGTGAGGTTACAAAAGGTCAAAGACTTGTTACTTCATCAACAAAAGGTTGTGCTAGAGCAGTGGCGCAGGGCGAGTCGATCTCTCCTTTCAACGTGATCGGTAGGGCACTGGAATCTAACACAGACGCAGGTATCAAACTGGTAAACTGTGCGGTGAGGACCAACAACTAATAAATATCTCTACTTTTTAGTAGGATCAAAGGGCGGCTCTAGGGTCGCCCTTTTTTTTTAGGCGCATAAATACCCATACTGCTGTCGGTCGGCAATGATAGGGAGACCGTGTGGAGCATATGCTCTGCTAACACTATTATAGAGGAGTACTGAAGTATGGCCATAGGTCGTATATCAGGGTCGGTACTGAAGTCAAATTTGACTAGGAATGGTACTGACCTGGCATTTGAAACAAACCTACTGTATCTCGATGTCACAAACAGTCGTGTGGGTATTGGTACTTCTGAACCCACAACAACATTACAAGTAAACGGAACAGCAACCACAACAGGATTAAACACCACCAATCTATCGATAGGTGGCACAGCGGTCACATCCACGGCCACGGAACTTAATGTACTGGACGGTACCACCCTTGGTGCGGCCAACGAACTGTGCGTGGTGGATGCCACGGGCAATTTCATAACGACATCATCCACGCTCAGCATCGACCAGGGCAACAACTACATCGGTATCAACCAATCCTCACCTGAAGTGACACTACACATGACGGGCGAAGGTGCCCAGACCTCACAGATCAGGATGGAGCAGTACAATGACAGTGCTGACGCTCCAGATTTAAGAACAAGAAGATATAGAGGTACAATTGCCTCGCCAAGTGCCGTATCATCAGGTGATTATCTATATAGAAGTAACCACGAATACTGGAATGGTTCAGCACTTATTGTTGGTGGTAGTTTTGCTTTTGACAACACTAATAATGCTAATAGAACACAGTTTGCTGTTTCAGTTACTACAGATGGTACATCAGCGGATACTAATACCGCAAGTAAAACACAGTTTAAGATTGATGGAAACGACGGGGGTGCGATCACGTTCAACAACGCATACAAGTTCCCGACAGCAGATGGTTCTGCTGACCAGTTCCTCAAGACGGACGGTTCAGGAAACCTAAGTTTCGCCACAGTATCTACAAATTCAATATCACAACTTAACTCCAACGTCACGGTAACAGATTCAGGCACGGGTGCGATCACCATAGATGCGGACGGTAACACGATCATAACAATGAACGCCACAACGGCACTAGATGCATCTGGTGTAACCAACGCCATAAGGCTTCCAAATGGAACCACGGCACAGCGGCCAAGTGGGTCAGTGGGTGAGATCAGATACAACAGTTCGACTGACACCATAGAGGGCTACACCACGGCGGGAGGATGGGCACAACTGGGAGCCACCACTGCGACGGCGGAGAACACGGACGACACATCAACAGGATCGGCAACTGCGATCAGCACAACAGCATCGGTCATAGATCAATTCGTGACCAGCAGTTTCGATTCAGCGTGGTACCTGGCAGTGACCAGGGACGAGATCAACGACGAGGTATCAACCGCCAAGTACAGCCTGGTGCACAACGACACGGACGCTTTCGTTTCAGAGTCACACATCACACAGTCCAATGTTTCAAACACCTACGTGAGCGTGACCGCTGACGTGGCGGGAGGTAACGCCAGACTGCTGGGAACGGGCGGATCGGTGGTGAACTCGGTCAGCTTCTACAGGATAGCCACCGGAGACAACACCTCAGCGGGCACAACGGGTAACGTCACAACAGATATAAATTTAGATGTGGATTCCGCCGCAGAGAAGATAGACGGATTCGCACTGGCATCTGCCAGGGGAGCCAAGTATTACATCTCCGTCAACAACACGACGACGGGTGAACTCTCCAATACGGAAGCGTTGGTGGTGCACGATGGATCCAACGCCTACATCACACAGTACGGCAACGTCAACACCGGCAACAATGACCTGATCACACTGACAGCGGAGATAGACTCCACGGAGGTCGTGGTCAAGGCGTCAGCGCAGGCACCCAACTGCAGGGTCACACTGTACAGGATACTATTAGCGGACGATGAATCAGCGTCAACTGGAGACAACATCAACGTGGTGGAGGCCACCACGGTGGATTCCGGGGCCACAACAGTGGACAGTTTCGCAACTTCGGCCTACACGGGCGCTTTCTACGTGTTCACGGGCTACAACGCCACGGAGGGTGCGGCATCCATACAGGAGGTCATGGTGGTGGCCAACGACGAGGCCTACGTCACACAGGGACCTCTGGTCAGCACCAAGGGAACGGACCAACTCACATTCACGGCATCACTGAGTGGCACGACGGTCACAGTGCAGGCCGCTTCCACTTCGGGAGCCAGCACCACGGTCAACGGCTACAGGGTGCACATGCTGAGGGGATCGGCGGGTGCGTCCACGGCGGACACGGTGTTGGTGTCAACGGAACAGACCATCACGGGTGCGAAAACTTTTGACAGTGCGTTAGCGTTGACAGTTGGTAGTGATCCATCGGGTGTGGCCAACAAAGCACATATATATGCCAAAGATGAGGCATCAAGTGCAGAGGTGTTCGTGAGGGACGAAGCGGGCAACGTCACCAAGATATCTCCGCACAACGAGGCGGGTGAGTGGGAATACTATTCAAGGAACACCAAAACTGGAAAGACTGTTAGAGTCAACATGGAAGAGATGATCCGTGATATTGAAAAACTTACAGGTAAAACTTACATCAAAAACGATTAAACTATAAGATCCAATATAGTCTGCAACTTACCTTTTATACTTTTATTGTTAAGTGTGTTTCTCAATCCCATGTGTAGGTTCTTGGGCCAGCACTCAAACGCGGTCCAGCAGTAACCCGAATGTTCCTCATTGAGACTGGGTATGAATTCCGCGTCTATGGCTATGAGATATGTGTGGAAGAAGAACTTCTGATCGTTACTCGTGAACATCTCAAGTGGTATCACTTTCTTGAACTTTGGAGTGTCGCCCACTTCTTCTTGGATCTCACGTTTCAACCCTTCGAAAGCACTTTCGGTGTATTTTGCCTGTCCACCCACCAGACCCCACATGCCCTGTGTCTTCTTGTCGGTGCGTTGTAGGAACAGGAAACGCTTGGTGGCGGTGCTGTAGAACAGTGCGCCCGAACAGACTATGTTTTCTTTCATATCTTATTATAACAACTTATGTGTGTTTTATCAAGGGGTGGTTGCGTCTGTGCTGGCGTCGTAATTTGATGAATTACCGTCCAACACTATGCTCCAATTACCCGCTGTGTACACGCCCTCATATGATTTGACCCATTCCGTGCCATTGAATCTGTACTGTATACCGGTGTTGAGATTGGTCACGTAGTGCTGTGTTGAGTCTGGATTACTAGCATCAAACGCCACGTTCCATTTTGAGGTCGTGCTGTTGTACTCTATGATGTCACCCACACTGGCCACCAGTGTGCCCCACGTGGAACTTTGGAAACTGGCAGTGCTGTCACCAACGTCGTTGATCACAAGGTACCTGTCACCGTTGGCGGGTGTGCCTGGATCAAACGTGGCTGGGTTTATAATCTTCTTGACCGCGGTCAGTGAGTTAGAAGGGATCGTGTCTGAATCAATGCTGTAGAGCAGGATAGTGTCATCCAGTGTGGTTGTGGCGATGGTCCCTACAATCTCATTTCCGTTTGGCTGTTTCAATCTGATCTGTGAAGTGCCGTTTGTGACCTTGCCATACTGATCAAGCAGTAATTTCCAGTTGACAGCGGGACCAAACGTTTCAAATGGGTCATAGTTTGACGGTTCATTGGCACCTGTGTGAAATCCGTCACCACCGGAACTTACATTGACTCCCGTGGTACCCAACAGTCTCAGTTGATTACCTGTGACCAACAGTCCGAAGTTGTTTGGTGTCACGTAACTCCTAGACATCAGTTCTCCATCTATCAAACCTTTGGCTATGCCGCCGTCGTCGTCGTATATGCTCATTATGATCTTCTGTACCACGCCCAGTTTTTTGACTTTCACAGGCGGTGACAACCATATTGGCATAGAGAACGTCAGTGAGGCCACGTCGATCTCTGAATCCGCGCCCACTGGTATGGTCCTTGAACTGAATGTCGTGCCGGTCAACTCAACGTAACTCAAACTGGTCCAGTCTATGTAGTTGTCGGACTTCTGTATCTCGAAGTCTGGGTTGAACAGGTAAAGGATCTGTTCCATTATCTGCAGTTTCTGGTCCGTGTTTGAACTCCATATGTCCGCCGTTACTTCCAATCTGAACGGAGATGGCATCACCTTCTCCACCGTGTATCCGGCACCCAGTTGGTTTGTGTATTCACCTGTGCTCTCGTTGTAATCGCGTTCCCTGAGATGCTGTTTCTCTATGTGGTAGGGATTCTGCATCCTGTCCCTGTCGTAGTTCAATTCCCTCACGTAACAGGCAATCCTGGGTGCGTACTGTAGCGCATTCTCTGAATTATTCCTGATTATGTTGGCCACCTGTCTTGTGGGATCACCGTAGGTCACAGGTACCGCTCTCAATTGCACAGATCCATCGGCGCCCTTGCCCGTCTCCACGGAAAAATTGCTCAAGATCCTGATGAATTGAGTTAGGAACTTCCTTACCTGTCCTTCGTAGAAATGTAACATCTTTAGTTGTCAGCCTTTGGTTTAAGGGCATCCGTCAACGCCTGTCTCTGTTCCACGGTCAATCCGTTTATCGTAGAACTGGTAGAGTTGTTGACGAAACTTGTCTTGTAGTTTGCTCTAGAATCGTTGTTGGTTGTAGTTATTCTAACAGAATCTTCCACCTTGACCCATCTGGTACCGTCATAACGGAACAACCTATTTGGTAGGTAATCAGTCCTCAGGAAGTAGTCACCTTGGTCAACACCCGACGTTGGAAAGGATATACCGAATCCTGCTGGGTTACCGTTGGGTGCTACCCCGTCGCCGTCCAAATAAAAGCCATAGTGTGAACTGGCCGGGGTGTCGATCACGGCGTTTACCGTGTTGTCACTGCTGGCCCTCTGTGCCTCAGTGTTGACATTCTCCGTCCTGATGTTGCCCCTCTCGTCAATGGGAGCCACGTAATACTGTTTGTAGTTGAAACCTGATTTTGGAGCATCCTGTTCTGCCTGTGCCACAATCTGATCGTTGATGGTCTTCTCTCTATTGTAGGTGCTCATGTAACTGGCCATGGATCCTGCCGTCGTGGCATCACCGATTATGTCCTTGAATTCTTGAGAATCTACTAAGGTCTTCATCTTCAATCTCAGTAGGTGTGGCCACCAAGTCTGTGAGAATCCCTCCGCGGCCCTGTTGACGTCTTCCACTACGTAGTATCTCTTCAGTGCTATGGGTATGCTCTCATCCAATGAGTAATCTTCCTTCATGTGTGGGAACTCTATGACATCTCCCGCCATGGGTTTCCTACCTATCCTCTCCACTATGTCATTAAGATGAACTGTCAGGAACAGTGTGTCGTTCTGCAGGAACATTCCAAACTGTGATAGGTTGAAATCCGCGTCCTGAACATTGTAGATGCCACGCACCACGTAAACATCATCAGAATATTTCCTATCCCTGTTCTCTAGGAACAGCAGATCCTGTATGGTGGTCTCGTTTAGATCACTGCCTGTGACCCTGGGTTGGCTGGGTGAAGCGGGTCCATCCTTGTTGGTGTCGCCCTGATCGTATGGTCCCAGGTATTTGTGGAAGTGTAGGTCCGTACCTCCCACCGTGAACATCTCCTTGATGTTGCGGTCAAAGAACTTGTAATCATTTCCCTTTTCAGGCTTGAAAATCGACAGTCTAGGCATATCATACATATTTATTGTATAGCTCAAACCAATAAATACGACTATGTCAGAACTTCAAACAGGACAACAGCAAATATTTGATTATGTGAAGAACAACCTCGGTGAGGGCATGATCGATGTGGAATTGGACCCAAAACACTACCAAACGGCACTGGAAAGGGCCACCAACAGATACAGACAGCGATCGTCTAACGCTGTGGAAGAATCATACGCTTTCTTGGAACTCAAGAAGAATCAAAATTCCTACATACTGCCAGATGAGGTCATCAACGTCAGGAATCTCAACAGGAGGACTGTGGGATCAAGGACGGAAGGCGGAGAGGGTGGAACACTGTTTGAGCCGTTCAACCTGGCCT